TCACGAACACCCACTCGAGCGGCAGGAATCCCACGCTGACGGCGTTGATGAATTTCGCGCGGACCATTTCGTAAATCGAATCGGCGAACGCGCTGATCTCGCGCGTCATGAACTCGATATCGCCCATGAACTTGTCGCCGACCGTGCCGACGTTGAACGCGCGGCCGATCGGTGGATCCAGTGACATGTGAGACCACAACGCGACCGGATTTCGTTTGAAATTATCTATCGACCAACCTTTCGGGTCGATCCGGTCTCCAGCGCGATCAACAGAACCATCCGAAAACACGAACCGCATAGTCCGCGCCACGCCGTCAACCGCCTGCGGATCTGCGACCGCGAAGCGCATGACGGTACCATCCGGGCGTTCGCCTCCGTCCTTCGCCGAGTCCTTGAAGTCCTCGACGGTGAGCAGCTTGCGCGTCATGGAAAACCCTCTAGGTGGGCGCCATGCTGACGCTGCGCTTTAGAGCGGTTATCTCCGCACGAAGCTCAGCGATCAGCTTGTCTTTCTCGTGGTGCGTCAATAGACGAGCGTCGCTTATGCCGCGTCCTGCCCATCGGCGGCGATTTACCAAACGCTGTTCTTCGGAAGATTTCGCCTTATGACAAGGTACGCAAAGCGGCTGCATATTCGACAATCGCGTCTCACCGCCGCTAGCGACTGAAATCCTATGGTCGATGTTACATTTAGCATTGAAGGAAAGCGGGACGCCGCAAAGAGCGCACTTCTCGCCACGCAATACGAAAACCGACCACCGATAGAAAATCGACGTGAGGTGCCTATGACCGATCGGAAGATCGTTAAGCCAATCTCGACGCGACTGCGTGAATTTACGGAAGCCCGTTCCTCGCTCAAGGAGATCGGTGTGCTCATCGCAGAGAAACTGCTTGCACTGCTTGCGCCGCCACGCCGCGCCCTCAATTAGGCGCTCTCCGGCGCATCCCGGCCACGTGCACCTAATCGTCGCGCGAAACATCCGCTTTTGGCATTCGCGGTCGCAGAACACTTTTCCGGCGAGGCTGCCCGTCGTGCCCTTCGAGAAGTGGCTCGATAGGCGCGTGACGGGACGGCCACAATGCGAACATGCGCGAGTCTGGTATAGACTTGGGTCAGCCATTGCCCTGCGCTCCTACGCGGGTGGTGGTTAGGGCCGGTGCGGCGTTTGCAGCGCCGCATCGGTCCGCTTAATCTACTCGCTTCGGCGACCTTAAGCCACCGCTTGGCTTTGGTTCTGTTCCTCCGCGATGAAGCCCCACCACACGCGGATAGCCCGCATCATGGCGGTCCTGTCCTCCGATCCCTCGGTCAGCCCGAGCATCCCGGCAAAAACATCATCGATCTCGTTGGTCGACAGGTCGATGCACTTCATCGCAAGTTCATTGCCGATTGCGAGATATAGCCCTGGATATCTCGGCTGCTTCGATTGCGCGTCAAGTTTTGGGCAATCGCGATTAAGGGTAATGGTAATCTGGCGCCCTTTTAGGCTCACCTCGCCGAGAGTGTCGTGTCCCAACCGCTGCCACCGGACGCGAAGACCCGAGGCAACATTGGCGCCATCATCCTTGGATAGATCAGCATGGGCCTTATGTTCTCGTTTTTCCCTGTTTGGATTCTCGGGCGCCTTCACGCCACCGCCGCCGCCACTCTCTGAAGTGACGATCCGTAGGTGCGCAGTTTTGCTGCGGCGAATTGCCTTCGCGGCAACTGTCTCAACTTCGAGCGCAACCTTGTCCAAGCGCAAATCCTCGGCATACTCATCTGCGAGGTCAAACAGTTTGGCGGCCCGCGTCTCAATATCTAGCAGCAATGCCTCGCGGTCGTGAATGATCGTGTCTTTGTAATTCGAGAGGGTATGCCGCCAGTCCTCCGATAGCTCGATCTGGCCGTGAACGCGCGGTGGCACCGCGCGGTTTGGCAGAGATTTCTCAATGCAAATGTTGCGATAGAGAAATCCTACGAACAGGCCAGAATACGCTCCGACTTGTTCGCTCAGTATGCCGAGCGTCGCTTTATAGCGCCGACCATTGACAGCGGATTCGAAGCTAAGATGATCAGTCCAGCTTGGCGGCGCGAGAGCTTCGACAGCGAGATATTTGGTCGGACGCTTACGATCGTCGCTGATCATGATCTTGCGCCCATCGCGCAGAGCCGGCCAATAGCACTTTTGCAGTTCCGGAATCAGCGATGATGTAAAAATTGCCCCGGCACCCGGAAGCAAATCCCGGATGGTGAGGCGGGTATAGCTACGCCCGCTTGCTTTACGACCGCTGCCTTCATAGGCGTTCAGCCAAGACGACCCTATCACTGTCGGAACCGCGTACGTGTGCCGATGAGCGATGCCATCACGTATCGTGTCAACCGTCAGCTTCTTTGCCTTACAAAGCCATCCTTTGGCGCCCACGCCGAATTGTCCGAGGTTGCCCTCGTGATGATAGGAAGCGCTGGCCCCGAGCGAGCCAAGGCGATTGATGTCCTCAATGCCGCGTCCGTAGTCAGTGACGGATACTTCGCCATCGCGCAACCCGATGTAGACTTCGCGAGCATTGCCCGCAGCGTCATCGAATGCGTTATCGACCAATTCCGAAATGATCGTGTACCAAGACAGGCCGCGATTAACGTACGAAAACAGAAGATGTGGATCGGGAGGCAGCTGCTTTGACATTGCATGGATTCCTCAGTTTTGGGGATTCGTGCTTCATTGAGTTCTCCATGGCAGGCTTAGGGAGAATCGACGACGCGCAAGCGCCGGTTCTCGGTTGAAGTTGGGATTATCGGGCGCGCTTCCGTAGCTTCCGCTTTGGCCATTGTCCTCTTCCATGGGTTGCCGCTTGCGTGCCTTCATCGGCGCCCGGCCATCCACGCCCGGCGCAAGCAGGGGGTCGCGTTTAAGCAACCACCGGGGCCGATGAAGGTCCCATGGTTGCGCTATCCCAGTGGATGCTGGGAATTCGGATTTAGGTGTTTTACTTGATCCCTTTGCCGATGATCTCGGCAATCGCGCCGGCCTGCTTCTTTAGGAAGTCGGCGCCAGCCTTACCGTCGACTGCATCGATCCGAAAAAGATATGTATTGATCGAATCATTGGCGCGGCCCATCGCACATCCGAACCAATTATCAACGCATCCAGCATCTACACCGACGGCAGCTGGAATGCGCCCAGCACCAAATTGAATGTCGATCGGATACTCGCCGCGTAGCGCATCAGCAATGCGCGCAGGCAGCGTGCAAGGATTCGGGCCAAAGGCGATCATGGGCACAGACCCTCGGCGACGCGGGCTTCATCTATCGTAATGATCATGCGTCGAAGCTCTCTAAGCGCACGCGACGCCGCTATCGCCGCCTCAACCTCAACATCGGCGAATGATGCGGGCGCGGCTGGAAGTGGCGTGACGACGGCTGCCGCCGTTGCACCGACGACGCTGTGGAAGAATCTGCGACGATCCATCATGGCGCGAAGAGCACGGCAAGCGAGCCGGCGTTGGAATTATCGCCGACATCGTGGATAACCGCGTGAATCCGCTGCGTGACGCGGATTGCGATCTGATCCTGGTCGAGATAGCGGTCGGGTGAGCGCGCGACCGCAAAGGAGCGGCGCTGCCCTAGCGCGGCCGCCCTGTACATATCGCCGAACACCAGCATCCCCGTGGTGGTAAGGCTTCCGGTGCCGAGCGGAAGTTTTTGCGTGAGGATGACGGGGAAGCCGAGGTAGTGCGGCGTATCAATGCCGTCCACGGGCGCGTTGAACATATAACCGCCGCCCGTACCCGCAAGCCGGCAGAAGGTCTGACCGAAGGCCGTCTGCGAGCAGAACCAAGCAGCATTCGCCACCGCGGAGGCCTTGACGCTGGCGATGAGCGACCCGAGATCGGTCGAATCCAAGGTCAGATACGTGTTGTGACCGCTGGCGGCCGTCACCTTCATCTTCGCATGGTTGCCGTCGTTGGCCCACTGCAGGCAGCCGGTCATGCCGCCGTATTTCGATGTCCCGTCACCGTTGAAGGCGCAGTCGTCCTCGGTCTGGGCGAACGCGAAGCCGATCTCGTTCGCTACGGCGTCGACGATGTCGGGAAGCGCATCCTCCTCGAGTTCGCTGGGGAGCCTGACCAGCGACCCCATTTTCTTAGCGCTCAGGTCGATCTTGTCCCAATTCGGATTTGTCTCCGAGATGGCGGCATTCTCCGCATTGAAGAATGTCGCGGCGCCTCCGATGCGCCGATCAATGGATACGATATCCGATCCCATCGGCACCAAACGGGCGCGGCGGCGGAATGCGCCGTAATAATCGCGGACGTCGATAATCGCCTGCGCGAGTTCTGGCGGCACTAGAAAACCGCCTGCGCTGTTGACGCCTTCTGCGGCGGCCTTCGTCAATTTGACGCCGCGCGTCTCGCACCAATCCAGAGCTTTGTTCTGCGCATAGATCGCGGCGCAAATCCATTTGCCCATGCGCTCGTATTTGTCCGCGGCACCGGGCCCGGAAAAGACATGCCGCATGGGTCTGATTCCTTAAGCCGGGGCTTTCCGTTCGCAATGCTTGCAGCGCGGGAACGTGCCCTGATGAAAGAGCGGCCGATACCGAACGTCGTCGACTATGAGACCGCACAAAGTACGAGCGGGATACGGAATGCCGGTTTGATAAGAGCTAACCTCTCGGTACTGATGCGCGACGTTGAAACTACCAAACGGGATCGCCCATACCGGCAGCTCAAGGTCATAGACGGGACCGCCAGACATCGCCATGCCATCACCATTATCCGGAAGGCGCGCTGTCGGACGGCGGCTCTCCAGCCTGGTCGCCGTCTCCGCCGGGAGCGGGCGCACCGGTTTGATCGCTGCCGAGTGCGCCGCCGCCGATGGGCGTTCCCAGCGGCACGAGATTTGCCGGCCGCAAGAGCACATCGCCATCTGGATCGTCGGGCAGGCCTTCGCCGCGGCGCGCTTCGTTCGGCTGCAACCAGCCAGCGCCGCCGGTCGCAAGACGGAGCGCCTGATAACGCGTCAGAATGTCGGCGCGCAGGAAGTGCGACACATCGAATTCGACAAAGAGGCCGTCATCGAGCAATTCGAAGGTTTCGCTGAGCTTCTCCTCGAGCCGCGTCACCCACGACATCACGACGTTGTTGACGTATTCCTGCTCGGCCTGCGCCATCGTCGAGCTCGTCATGCGCTCGGCGATCAGCAATTTGTGCAGCGGCACACGAAAATAGCGGCCGATCTCGAGCACCTGGTGTTCGCGCGCCTTCATGAACTCGGCGTCGACCGACGTCATCGTCAGGCGCGTAAACTTGGTGCCCTCCTCGAGGATCGCGGTTTCGCCGGCGTTCTTGAGGCCGGCCCGGTGCTGCTTCCACGTCGTCTTGAGCCGCTCATAGGCGGCGTCCGAAAGTCTGCTCGGCACATCCAGCGTGCCGCTCAGCTGAGTACCATTGCTCGCGAAGATTGCCGCGAGTTCCTGCTGCGCCAGCGCCAAGCCGATGGCGTCTTTGCCCGATGCGATCGCGGACTGTCCCCACAGGCTGTTCAGGCTGAGCCCGCGGAAGTGGAGCATATTATCCGTGGGAATCATCAGCGGCAGCGTCCGCAGCGCCGCCATCAAGTGCATGTTCTGGCGCGCGACGTTGTAAAAAATCGAGCCATCCGGTGCCTGGAAGATTGCCACCCAGTCCGGATTGACCGGCACCAAGCCGATTGGCGTGCCTTTCCAGTCCCGCAGGATGGCGGCATAGCCGTTGCGGCGCAGCAGCAGCGCCGCCATCGTCATTTCCTTGAACTCGAAACCGTTCTGCCAGCCGTTCGGCCGCTGCAGCAGTCGTTCGAGCGGATGGCTCTCGACGATTTCCTTGCCGCCGTTAGGCTTGCGCCGGTAGACGTGCCACGGCAATTTGGCGACATCTTCAGCGATAATCGTGACGCACGCCCAGACCGCCGCGACGCGCAACGCCGAGAGTTGCGTGATGATCTCGCCGGTGGAGCTTTTGGCCGAACCGCCGAAGAACGTGTCCCACCACTGGTCCGGCGTCATCTTGCTGCGGCGCGCGAACAGGCCGGTTATTTGCGACCAGATGCTCATTCGCGCGCGCTCCTTCGGCATCTGGCGCTCAGATCACGCGGATACCCCTCTCCTCGTAGACTGATGGAGAGCCCGGATTCATCGACATGAGTGCGCTAGCATCGAGCGCCGCGACGAACGGATCGATCTTCGCCGAGCCGGAGGCCTGCTTGTCGATGGCGATGGCATTACCCTTCGGCACGACCTTCGCGTTGCCGACGCACCAGGCCATGAGAGGTTGGCCCGCATGCGAAAGGCTGCCGTCGGCCAGCTTGCGCTCCAGCGTCTTGATCGCCCCCGCGAGTTTCCAGCCCTGTGGCACGCTGATCACCATTGGCTCGGCGATGTACCGCTCGGCCAGCGCATCGATCATGCCGCCGATGCCGACCGCGTCGACGCCGACCGCATTCTTCGCTGGCAGCAGGCCCGCATCGTGGATGCGCTTGACGATCTCGGCGATCTCCTCGATGTCGTCGCCGACCGACTTGACGATCCTGAGGTCACCCTGCTGCACGAAGTCCTGCAGCCGCGCGGCCTCGCTCTTGCGGCGCTCGAGTACGCTCGGATGCGCCCAGGCGCGGACCCACAACAGCCAATTTCGCGTAATTTTCTCTCGGCCGATCACGCAAAGCCCAAAGAGATCATCGAGGCCTCCGCCATCGATCCCGACCACTACGATCTCGGAGCGTTGGATCAGCGAATCCAGCGTCAGCGTCGGATCCGCGCGGCGCTCCCAGTAGTCGGCGCCAGCCCAGCGGTCGGAACCCAGCGATAGGCCGATCTCGACGTTCAAATGCTGCGAGGCCCAGCGCCGAATTTCCTCCTCGCCCTTCGTCTTGGCGGTCTCGAAATCCTCGATGAGCCGCGGCAGCGTGATCGAGCGCCCGAGGTTCGGCGTCACCATTGGCCAGTTCGCGGGATCGGCCCATGCCGGCGGATCCCCGCGATCCCGCGCGATCGCGTCGGGATATTCATACAAGATCGGCAGCATTGCGCCTCGAGCGCGGCCGTCGCGGATCGAGCGCGCGACCATGAGCTCGGAACGGAAGGCCCCGCTCGGCGATTGGTCCGATTGCGTCGTGATGAAGGCCAGAAAGCCCTCGGGGATCGCCGCGAGGCCGCCTCGGATCTGGCCGATGATGCGTGACGCCCGCGAGTTCGCGCTGATCTCGTGAAGTTCATCCAGCAGCACGCCCGCCGGCTTGACACCCGTCAGAACGCTGGCGTCGAAAGCCTTGATCTTGAGCTTGGCCTTCGTGCGCCGATCGGTAATCGTTTTCACATGCCCCTGAAGATGCATCCGCTTCTGCAGGAAGCCCTCGGGGTCGATCTCGATCATGCCGGCGGCTTGCTCAAAGGCGAGTTCGGCGACTTCCTTCGTCGGGCCCACGAACAGGAACTCGGCCCGCGGTCGTTCGTTCATCAGCAGCGCCGTCAGCATCAACGCGGCGCCACTCGTGGTCTTACCCTGCTTCTTGGGCGTCAGCAGGAACAACTCACGCGCTATCCGCTGGCCGGTGCGCCGGTCGATCGAACCCAGCAGCGCCGCCACGATCTCGCGGAACCAGTCGCCGGCCGCGTCCTCGAGCGCCGGTTGCTCAAACACATCCGGCAGACGCAGCTTATTGAAAATCGCAGTCGCCCGCTGCGCCTCATCGCCCGCCAACCAGGGCAGGCGCGGCATCAGGGAGCGACCTTCACGTATCCGCTTCTCCCAATCGCGGCAAGCAAAACTAATGGATGAGATTGCCCCAGCCGGTTCCGACCTCGGCCTTTTGAGCGTCAAGGGTTGCCTGCTCTTTCTTGCCGAGTTTCGCCGGCTCTGGCTCGGCCTCCGGCGCACTCGCTGGCGTCAAATCCTTGCGC